GGGAAGCGGGTTTCGTATGCCATGGTCACATAAAAAGGGAAAACATGATTCGTGTGAAGGAAAAGGATGTCACGAGTGTCACAACACTGGTAAAGTGACACAGGTCGCATATTTACCCGTGTTCGTGTACAAAACCGGACCTTTCAGCACACTTTTACGTATAGATCAAACACCCGACAAAGACATCTTAGCCATGGCAGCCGTTCGAACTGAAAATCAGGACTATGTACACGTCGAGAGCCCGAGCCGAGCTATCAAAGAAGGATCGTTCACCGATGTTCAAACGAAGGATGAATTACACGACGAAGAAACAAAAATGCTTCTCGAAGACTTTGTTCGTACAAATCTAGAAGGTCAAGGAGACGCACACATTACAAAACTTTTCAAGTTTAAAAACCAATACCTCGCATCGACGACGTCAAAGTATTGTGAAAACCTCAAGCGTTCACACGGTTCGAACCACGTATGGTTTTACATAAGTGGTGACAAAATCACACAGAAATGCTTTTGTCGATGTGAAACACTTCGAGACAGAAGGGATGGATTTTGTAAGGATTTTTGTGGTCGACGACACGTACTCAAACCACAAATCATAGAACGGTTGTATCCAGAAAAGGAAGAGATAAAACAATGCCCAGACATAAAAACGGACAAGAGAAAGGAAAAATCAGACATAGACTACGTGGAAGCGAAGGGTCACGTTGAGAGATATATTCGTTCATGTATGCCGAAACACGACCAAGTCACGGTGATTAAAATTTCAAAAGAACGCCAAAAGTATATAGTGACGACGACTTCAAATTATTGTGAAGTGGCAAAAACGAATCACGAGAAGTATACATCATTTCGAATAGAAAAGGGTAAAATATTTCAGGATTGTCAGGTGTGTCGCAAGAAGGGTCGAATCTATGCACTCAACACGAAATCTGTGAATGTATTGTACCCGAATAAAAAATAACTTGTAATTACAGATATGGCATTCATTTTATTGGGTGTGGGTATAGTCCTCGCATCGAAACTCGCCTTCAAGGAAGAGCCAGAAGAAGATCCATTCATGGATCTCAAGCGCGAAGCGCATGTGTATTCAGGTGTAAATCCTACTGTATTCATGCAATTCATATCAAAATTCAATTTGGCACAAAGACATATGTACGTGGACGTACACACGGCTCAAAAATATATGCTCGAATCACTCGATAGTCTTGAAGATATCGCTTTATACGCAGAATCAGGTGATTACGATATCCAGGAACCTATTCACACTCTCGCGAAGAAAATAGGATACTCCTTTGAAAACCGACTCATGAACATTGCAATAAACAAAGGTGTTGTTCTTTATCCAAAATACTTAAACAATAGAATCAATTAAAACATAAATGCCTGTCACCAGGACCCGCTCAGGACGCCAGATAAAGAAACCCGAGACATTTAAACCGACAGAAGACGTTGTTGTCGACGATTACGATGAAGACGAACACGATTCTGATTTTGGGAGTGATATCGACACGGAGGATGAATACGATTCACAAGACGAGTCGGAATTTGACGACGATGATGATGAGGCGGATGAAAATGGAAACCTCAAGGATTTTGTTGTTGATGAGTCCGAGTCAGATGAGGAAATTTAGCTTAAAAAAAAGATGGTTTGTATAACAAAATGGAGACGGATATAGGAAACCCCATTGATTACAAGTCGGAGATTGAATCGCTAAATAAAGACTACGATGATCGAGACGATTTCTATGACGAACAACAGCAGCAGCCGTCGTACGTGCAGCAGCAACAGCCACCACCTCCTCCACCCATGTTTCCGGGAACGCATCAGCATTGGCAACCGATCGATGTAAACAAGACAAATGATGTGTTTTCATCCATCGATAAGACGGCGTATATTATTATTTTTGTAGCCTTTATTTTAGGCTTTTTTATGGGTAAAACCATGCAACCAGTCATCCTCAGACCATCCTGAGGTTGGAAATGGTTCAAAATCACCGATATCACCCGTCGCCGGTTCCGTGAAATACGCGCGACTCACGACAAGTGGGTCTTTTAGCAATTCTAAACCTACTTCAAAAGCAGTATCACTTTTGTTTTTTCTCTTTTTGTACAAGGAAAAAAACAAAATAAATAGCGCCGCGACAATAGTTAATGTAACAATATTAAGAATGACGCTGAGCATATTATAGTAAGCTCATACTTTTTTTATGCTGACGTCACTTCCTCACCTGGTTCTTCTGCTTTTTCTTCAATCTTCGCATCGGTCGACGATTCCGCTTGAGCTTCGGCTTCAGCTTCAGCTTCGCGCTTCTTTCGGCGCTCTTCAGCTTCGGCCGCGACGATCGCATCCGCTTCCTTCACGAGCTCTTCCATCGGAGTATCAGGCTTTTCCTTTTGGAGACGTTCCAAAACCTCAGCCGGGTGACTGATTGGCGCTTCGTCGGGTTTCGTGTAAAACTTGGAGTTTTCGTCACCCGGCTTGATGTACGAACCATCCGCACGCACGTTCATCATATCCTTCTTACGTTCTTCGAACATTTTCGCCGCTTGAATTTGATTTTCTCTGTAACCCTGCATGATTTCTTCCAGCTTTTCGTTTTGATAATGCACATCTTCAATCGCATCACGATCCGGTGGAATCAACAACCACTTGTACATATCGACTACGTAAATGTCAAACGTCGAGTCTTCTTTTTGAAGACGCTTTGCGTGATTTGCAGCTTCGTCGCGAGTTGCAAACGTACCGCGGATCTTAATACCAAACTTATCATTCTTTTGAGGGCACTCCGGGCCAACCACAGACAGGCATGCGAAAAGCTGTCCGGGAACCGTCGTGTAATCTTGTTCAAGAGAAGCCATTATAGTCATGTTACGGTAATAAACTTTAAGCCTTTTGAGTGACTAAGTCGTTTAAAAGACTGACATTAGTAAAGATAAATGGAAGACCTTCGAAGGACGCACAATGATGCGAAACGTGCACTTATTCAGTCAGTCACGAAAGAAGGTCACCAAATCCTCGATGTGGGGTGTGGTTTCGGTGGAGATCTTCAGAAATGGCGGGCGTGTGGTGCAAACATAAACATGTGCGATCCAGAACCATCGGCACTCGAGGAGGCAAAGACGCGCGCAAAAAATATGAAAATGCGCGTCAATTTTTACCAGGGTGACATTTTTAATTGCCCACACAGATACTTTGATATAATCTGTTATAACTTTTCACTTCATTATATATTTCAAACGAGAGATCTATTCTTCGATTCATTGCGCGAAATACGAAAACGCATGAGACCTGGTGGACGACTCATAGGTATCATACCCGATTCAGAAAAGATCATGTTTAAAACACCGATGACAGATGAACTTGGGAATTTTTTCAAAATGAGGTATCCAGGGAATGGTGGATTTGGTGAAAAGTTATTCGTACACCTCGTCGACACACCCTTTTACGCGGACGGACCTCGCTCAGAACCCATTGCATTCAAGGATCTATTAATCACACACCTAGAAGACATGGGATTTAAATTAGAAATGTGGCAGGGTCTCGAGGGAAATCCAATTTCAGAACTCTATAGTAAATTTATCTTTGTATATAAAAAATGATAGCGTGGTTTCTGCTCATCATTATTAACCTGTTCATTCTCTCAACCACACGTGAACCGGAAAGACTCATCGAAGTTAAAGAAAAATACAGGCGGCTACGAGAACACTTAGAACAAACGAATAACGAAAAGTTCAAGGTACTGACACGTTGCATTCCAATTACGGCCATGCATAGAACGCGGGGACCGATTGGATACAACACAAACAAAGGTGTTGATATTGGTTTGTGTATTGACGGTCAAAATTCAAACCAAATCTTTCACGTGCTCATTCATGAACTTGCACACACAACCGTGCGTGAATATTCACACAGCCAGGAGTTCTGGGACAACTTTGTCGAACTTCGCCAGATTTGTATCGATCTCGGAATATATGAGAAGATCTCTTCGAAGACAAGGTTCTGTGGTCAGTACATTCAGGATAAATAATCTCCACTAGATTTATATGAAGACTCCAGTGTCACTCGTCGCGAAAGCCATTGGTTTGTGGATCGGTGTTATGCTTGTGACGCAATTGCCACTTCTCATTGAAAACTATAACGCGCGTCTCGCGTTAATGACGATCGTCATGCCGAACATTCTTCGTTTAATCGTTGGAAGCATTCCGCAATTGGCCGTCGATCAAAAGTTCATGATGATCGCATCGATCTTTTCGTTCTTGTTGGCGTTCGCGTTTGGACGAATTAACAAAAAGTCACAGGACACTGTCAAGAACTACGGTAAAGACACAAAGAAAACACTACAAGGTAGTGCATTATTTGTGACCACGTTTACGTTGGGTGCGTTGATTACCTACTATTCTGGTATTCATAAGACGCTCTACACGCAAATGGGTTGGGAAACTGCGAATAACGCAGCGCCCGTACAACCCATGGCGTCGGCTATGAACGTTGCGAATTATTAATTCTTCACAACGTACGTCTTCGTGATGTAGAAAATAAGAGCGGCGACGAGACCCGTCGAAGCCAACCCAATTGCGCTCCGAGAGCCATTCTCACTCAGAAACTTGGGAACAGTACTCGCAAGCTTCTCCTGGACCGGCCTACTCACAGCGGCAGCGGCGCACACACCCGCGATAAGGGCAAACAATTGATCATCCGTCAAGTTCATGATATTTTTACTCTTCGGTTCCACTTTCTTTTCTTCGGTCTGCATAGGTGCAGCGACCGCTTGCATTTGCGGCGCAGTCGCGAGAACGCTTTGCATGCGCGGTTCAGCGGTCATCATCGGTGGTGCCATGATATCCGGCGCAGCGCTCGCACTCCCCATAAGTTCAGAAATCGGTGTGGAGTCCATGGTCGTTGTATCTTTACTTTGACTCATATTTTTTTCGGGTGCATTTTCTTGCACAAATGTAGTCGAAGGGTTATCGAGCGAGACCATGCCGTCATCTTTATCATTCAGGTTCATCGTTCGTATGTCAGACATTTATATAGCCTGAGTTTTTTGAAACATACGAGTGACGCATTTTCATTTTCTTTTAATTACCCTGAGTGGAGTCTTCTTCGTAGCCTTTTTAGCATCATCTTCCCTTTGTTGTAAATATTTGGGATTGTACATCTTCTTATGCGCCTGCCATAAACTTGGACCACCAACCCTGAAATTTTTCCTGATAGTCGCCTTATACCAAAAGACACAATCGGATATTTTATTTGATTTAACTGTATTATCAAGCACCAAGCACTCATAGTTCTCTGTGCACTGATCCATCACCTTACAGAACATATCGAATGATGGGAAGATACCGAAAAATGATTTATATAGTTTTTCTCTGTTTTGTATGATGTTTTCCCTGAGAATAAATACGTAGTCCACATTCGCACGCAATGCGGGAGGGAGGTCCATGACGTATTGCATAGTAAGCATGAAGAAGATCTTCCAATGACGTCCATTCATAAAACATTGACGAATGCACGTGTCCTTGAGGAACTTTGAGTCATACATGCAATCATCGAGAAGCATGAATGCACCACAGTTATCTTTTCCTGCGCCCACAAGTTTACGTTGTCTTGCCATGACACGCTCAATCGCTTCTCGATCGTAATCTCCATAAATGAAAAGGTCTGGAATAAAATCGGAATAAAAGTGGTTACCTTCTTCGGTCCCAGATAACACTATACCCGCTGGGAGATGCTTTTTATGGTACATGATGTCTTTCACAAGTGTCGACTTCCCTGTATTACGTTTACCTATAAAGACACATACCCGATCATCACTCATAGTTTCGGGTTTGAATTTCCTCAGTTGAAGATTCATTCTACTGTAGTGAACCGTTTTATTTCGCAAAATTTTACTCACATACAGTAGATATGTCTGGACGTGTGAGACTCGCTGTCACCGGTATCCAAGACCAGTGGCTTACGGGAGAGCCACAGTTTTCGTATTTTTTGACATTGTTCAGACGACATAGTAAATTCGCACTCGAGCAAATTGAAAGTCCGTTTGATGGTAAGGTTGATTTCGATGAAATACTCGAGTGTCGTGTACCACACAACAAAGGAGATCTCATCAAGAATATTTCGCTCAAGATAACGTTAAGCGATCCCACACCAGACGAAAGCAATTCCATTAATAACATCGTGTACGTGCCGTCTGTGTGTACAGAACTCATCGAATATGCCGAACTCTTAATAGGTGGACAAACGATCGAACGCATCACAGGCGAATACATTTTCATGCACCAACAACTCTACAATAACGATGACGATGTCGCACAGTCACTCTACTTTTTGAATAGTCATGGAAACTATCTCGGATATCGCGATGATTACACATATTTCATCGATTTGCCATTCTTCTTCTATAGATTTCCAAATCTCTCCATTCCGATATGTGCCTTGACAAAACAATTGGTTGAAGTGCGTCTCAAGCTGCGACCTCTCAATAAGATTGTCCGTGACACTAAGAATAACATCGTTCCAACGAACGTCACCGCGGCGATCAAGAATATTTCCATGGACACAGAATTCGTCTTTATTGGAAATGATGAAAAGAACTATTTATTGACCCGTCCACTCGAATACGTCATCACACAACTCCAAATGTCACAGTTCACAATGCCCTACGGTATAGACACAAAGTCGGTCATGCTTAAATTTCAACACCCAGTCAAAGAAATGTATTTTGTTGCCCAAAACGACTACTACACGAGCAATAACCTTCCTTTGAATTTTGAAAAGATTGATAATGTTGAACTTAAGTTTAATGACAATCAAGTATTTAACGTTGATCACAAATTCATGACATACCAACAACCATTCGCGCATCACACAAACTCACCCACGGTGCTTGGTGTTACAGCGGTTAATCCAATCTTCGGTGTGTATTCGTTTGCTGAACGACCCCAGGTTGAATATCCAACG